TCGTGCTGAATGATCGCCGTGCGGGCGGCGGCGCGGTCGGTCTGGTTCTGATACCAGAATAAAGCCAAGAAGCCGACGACAACGGCGAGCAGGAGGGTGATGGGGGTTGTGCTGTTCATTACCTTGTTCCTTTCAGATGCTGGCACCCCGAAACCCCGCACGAGGGCGGGGCAGGGGCCGGGGGGTAGGAGGTGCCGCTTATGCGACCGCCCCTTTCACAGCCTTGCCGCCCTTGATGGTGTAGCTGACCGTGCGGCCCAGCTTGTTCACGAGGGTGAAGTGGCCAAGGTTCAGATTGCGGGCCTTGCTGACCGCCAGTTCCAGCGCCTCGGGGCGAGTGCGGGCGATGGTGCCGGTGAACACCGCGCCTTCAACGGCTACCAGCCATTCTTTGTTCTGGTGACGCACATTGATGATGGGGGCCGGGAACGCGGGCTTGGGGGCGGCGGGCAGAGCGGGGGCAGTGGAGCCGCCCATGATCAGGCCCTTGTGCGTCATGCGGTTAAGAACCGAGCGGATGGCGGCGGCGGTCTTGCCGGTCTCGGCCACCATGCCCGCCACGGTGGCGGTGCCTTCGGCCAGCAGGCCAAGGATCAGGGCTTCATTCTGGGTCGGTGCGGGGGTGTTGTTCAGGGTGGTCATTGTCAGTCTCCAAGGTTTGTCGCGGGTCGGTGTGTCCCGCTGGTGTAACTATAGATAACCGCCCCGATTGCGTTCGTCAACCACTTATTTCATCGTCGGATCATTTCTTTATCTGGCATGGTGCGCCCGGACTACCTGCACCTTCATGTCATAGGAATAGGGTGGGATTAACGGCATGGTTTTTCCTTTATGAAAAAAGGGGGCAGGCCGTTAAGCCCACCCCCTTCATTGCCCTTGGGAGGAACAAGTCCGCCCTCCCCACAGGACGGACCCGATCAGGTGTTGATGCCGCCGATGTTGTTGTAGACGACAGCGGCTTCCGGCTCCTCGACCACCACGGCGACACGGGCGGACAGCACCATCTTGTATACGCGGGCGCTGATGTCCTTGTCGTATTCCAGAGTGATCTGGCGCTGAATGCCCATGACGAGGTTCAGCGGGTTGGTCAGGATGCCGTGGTCGTTAGGCATCAGGTGGACCGGCTGGACAGGGACGCCGAAACCGAACACGGGGTTGAAGCCCGTGATGGTGTTGTCGCCCAGCCCGGTGGAACGTGCCGCCAGCGTATCGCGGTATTCGATTTCGTTGTCCACGGACAGGAAGTTCCGCATGGACGCACGGTCACGGTGATACTGCGGGGGCAGCGATTGCAGGCCCGACTTGAACATGGACCGCGCCACGGTGCCGCCAAGGACGTTCACCACGTTGCCGTTCGATGTCAGGTCGCTGATATAGCCATCTTCAAGTGCCAGATAGTCGTCGGTGGAGGCGCTGTCACCTTGGATCGACAGTTCCTCAAGGTCGCGGGATGCGGCCTCGACCATCAGGGTCTGGATGGTATCAACGAACCCGCCGGATGCCGGAGCGCCCGCGCCGCCGGAGCCATCGGAGTTCAGGCCGATGTTGCCGCGCTCGATGTTGTCCTCAATCACGTCATAGGGCAGGCGGACTTCGGCCACGACCTCGTCGGTGTTCAGTTGGACTTGGCTGGTGGTCGGCTTGGAGCGGTCGGTCGAACCGAGCGCCGTTGCCGATGTCCCGGCCCGGAGGATACGGGTGCCAAACTGTATTTTGTTGATGTTCCGCTGGGGAGCATTCATTTCCACCATGCGGATCACGGCCATCATCGTCGGTTGCAAGATCAGCTTGCGGATGAAGGCGTTCCCCTGCTCGGCGGTCAGGAGGCCCCCGTTGGAGGTCAGATCGCTCAGTGCGATGTCTGCCTTGCGGAGAAGTTCACGGTTATTCATGGGATTGGCCCTTTCCTTGTGTTGCGGCCTGTAGGGTTGGGCCTCAGCCCCGTTTCGTGTAGGCGGTGTCCATGAGCGGCGGAGCGCCACCCCCGGTCGCCGGTGCTTCACCTTTGCTGATCTGAACCACGTTGTCGTCGTCAGCATCGGGAGTGGTCGCCACCTGACCACCGACAGCCTTGGTCAGTCTCCCGACCGTGGCATCCTGCGCATCCAGCCGGTCAGCCAGAGGCTTCATGGCGGTTGCAATCTGAGTTCCGAGGCTCTTGGTCACGGCGTCGATCACAGCGGATGCGATTTCCTCGGTCGAAGCGCCTTTCGTCTCAGGCGTCCCGGCGGGGAGTTCTTCCAGATTGTCGGGCTTGGCCGGGGCCGCGTCAGCCGCCGGAGCGGGGTCAGCAGCCGGGGCGGCGTCCTTGGGTGCCTCAGCCGCCGGAGAAGGTGCGTCAGTGGCCTTCGGTGCTTCCGGGGTGGCAGGGGCAGGCGCGGCGTCCTTGGCCTTGTCCTCGTCGCTGTCCTTCATGTCCGCCGAAGGGTTGGGGGCCTCGCCGCCGAACACGGCGTCATGGACCTCAGCAGAGAAACCCTCGGGGGTGAAGTGCAGCGCCGTGGTGCCTTGGGGCGTCGCAGCCGCCAGCGCCTTCTCGAACTTGAACGCCTTCTCGGGCAGCGCGCCGATCAGGTCGCCCATGTATTTCTTGAAGCCGTCCACCGCAGAGTCCACAGCCTTGCCGAAGGCTTCCGGGGAGTTGGTTTCCTCAGCCATGGCGATGTTGAAGATCGTGGTGTGCAGCACGTCCATGCCGACCATCATGCCGGGCACGAAACCCTCGGCCTTGAGCGTGTCGTCAAAGTCCGTGGAGGTAGCGTCATAGAGCGACAGTTCCTTTTGCAAGTTGGCGACGGTGTAGGCAACGCCCGCGCGCTTGCCAAGGTGGACCACCTGCTCGTCGGCGGATGCCTTGGTGTCGCTGTTGCGGACAACGAACAGACCCGCGTGTTCGGTCACGTCCGCCTTGGTGCCTTCGAGCAGCATCTTGGCCACCGCCTCGGCCTTGGGCCGGGTGTCAGCAATCACGGAAGTGACAGCCGGTGCACGCGAGCCAAACATTTTCAAAAGAGTGTGGTTCATGGGAAATTCGCCTTTCTTGGTTTCGGTCCCGTCACGCTTTACGAACTTGAAGGGGGTGCGGTTTGCAGGGCGGTCCACGAGCGAGACGTGAGAAACGTCCACGTCCACCAGACGGCGGACCTTCTTTTTCTTATCTTTCTCGTGATGGGCCATTGGAGCCTTCCGTCATTCGATGCGTTTGATGTAGCGCAAGTGACAGAGGCTTCCTTCCTCGTCGGGATGCGCAGATGATAGTGAACGTGCGTTCACGGGTCAAGGCGATTATTCCTCGACAACGTAGCCCATGCCCTCGAAGGAGAAGCCGGTGATTTCGCCGTCTTTGATTTGCCGCCAAACTTCATCGTTTTCTACCTTGACTACGCCCACCCACGCGCCCGGCGCATAGTCCGGGTCACCAGCCCGCGCGATGAAACTCTCGGCCATGTAGCAGCCGTAGTCCGTCTCGTTGTCGTGGTTCAGGTCTATGGAGGTTGTGCGCCGGTTCTTCATGAAGCCATGGGCCATCTTCTCGATTTCCACGGCGGTCATGCTGTGCCCGTGCGCGTCCTCTACATCGGGGAGGTAGACTTCCGCGTATACCAGCCGCTTGTCCATATCGAACTTGCGGAACATGGCCCGGTCCTCGGCGTCCTCTTGCTTGCGGATTTCATCCAGCACCCCGGCCAAGGCCGATTGCAGGGTTTCGAGTTGGGTTGCCAGATCAGCCATGGGTGCCTCCATCTTTGAGGCACGATACCTTCCCGCGAGTTCACTGACAAGAGCGCACAAAAAAGGGGGCATATTGCCCCCCGCTATTCCATGGTTTTCGTGAACCTACGTTCACACGCCCCGGCGCTTGCGCATGACCTCTGCATCCATTGCCCTGAACCGGGCGTCGGCTTCCAGATCAGCGGGCGGCTTTTCCGCCTGAGTGCGCTTGCACACAGAGCAGGTTTCCCCCTCCGGGCGCGGGGTCATTGCGCACAGAGCGCAGGTAAGAGAGCCGGTCATTCACACGCCCCAATCAGGATGCCCCGGCCACACATGGAACTTGGTATGTTCGGCCTCGTTCATAAACCCCCAGATGAAACATGAAGGGTCGTCCCATTCCTCTTGCCACAGATACCGGCATTTGCAGATCATACCCCTCACGGCCAGAACTTGGAACGTGACAGGTGATTGCCCCGGTGGCTCATAGACACCACTGTCACCGACCGTAGGGGGCGTCATACCCTTGGCGGCAGCGGTGGTGAGGTCTTGAAGGTTCATGCGGTCCCGCTCCTGACGGGCCTTTGATATGCGCTCCATACCCTCAAGCGTTCTGACGGCGTTCTTCATTGATATGGTTCCTCTTGTTTCGTGCCCAGACGCGGGCGTTATCGTAGTCGGCGGTGGATCAGGGCGTCCCCTTCTTCCAGCACTCCGGGCCGAAGCCCCGTGCGAGGCTGTCCGGGTCCGTGAGCGCGCGGCCACACTTCGCACATTTGCCCTCGTGCCATACTTGCAGGGTGGAGGGCAGACGCCCTTCCATCAGATTGCCCAGCGTCCATTCCAGAGCGGTCAGGGCATTGCCCAGCGGCTTGGACTTCTTCGACGTGCGAAGGGTGTTCTTGGAGAAGTAGGCCAGATAGTTGAAGCCCCCTTCGGCGTCTGTGTTGCGCCGCGCCTTGATGAAGAACAGGTCGCCTTTATCCTTGGCCTTGGTGACCTTGAACGTGATGTGATCGCCGGTCTTGAGGGAGCGCAGGGTGAAGGTGGCCTTGCCGCCGAAGATGAAGGACAGGGCAGACTTGGCTTCCGTGAGTTGCGCGGTGCCCACCGGGGGCATGGCTTGCGCGACTTCGGAAAGTTCGTCCGGGGTGAGGATGTTTTCAATAACCTGCATCAGACCGCCTCCACCAGAACGTGACCAATCAGCGAACCGGGTTCGCCGGTGGTGCCATTGATGTAATGGATGATGTTGCGTTCGCGGCCCGTGATGGTGAGCGGGGCGTCGATCAGATCGAGGCGGGTGCCCTTGCTGGCGCGGACCATTACGGTGTCGCCATCTTTGAAGGATTTAATATGCTTTGCCATGTTCAGTCTCCAAGGTTGGTTCGTTGTGGTATCCCATAGATACGCCCCGCCTTGCGTTTGTCAACCATCTTTTTCAGTAGGGCAGGATTTCCCCCGGTGCCAGCACCCGGTCCCACGCGGTGCCTTCTTGGAACAGGCTCAGTTGTGACGAGAACTTGATCCCCCGGCTCCGCTTGCGCATGGTCCAGAGCGCCGCCTGTATCGCACAAGGTGAAACCTCGACACGCCGTGAGAGGCCCAGAATAGCACCAGATCATCCTCGCCTATATCCCGGTGAGCGCGCAAGTCGTGAACGCGGTGGATCATGGCAGGGCCTCCGAAGATGCGATAGGCCCGCGAGTATTCGTCACCCCTGAACCCTATGTAGTGAACCGCCCTCATAGGTAGCCCCTCCCCTGATCGCGCACGTGGCCCCCAGAGTGCAGGAGCGGCTTGTCTATGCGGTTCATTCGGATTGCGCGGGCAATGGGGGCCAGCCATCGGATGTT